AGTTGCGGTCGCTCCGTACCCTGTAAAACTGATTCTCTGGAAGTAAAGGGTTTATAGCCTGCGAAGCTAAAAGTGGAGGCGGTAGATTCTTGAGATTATTGAGCAGTGTATATTCAAGCGAGCCGGACCCTCGGATTACATTGCTACTCCTCTACTTATTAACCTATTAGCTCGGACAAGTACACCATGCCAGGAGATTCAGTCTACTGTTTACAGCAGACACTAGAATAGAGCATGATGTGAATGCTATTAACGGAAGCTCTAGCGTGTACTGGTAACTTCCGGGGTTATTTAAATTTGGTTGGCCGAGAGCTAATACTAGTTTTATGGGCCATTAAAGTGGTAACGATACAATAGCGTAGCTCATTGCCACGCCATTTATTTAAAAGGAGACAGTATGAATATGGCAAAATTACAACAAGATATTCTTAGATGTCAGGAAGTAATTGGTGAAATAATGATTAAACACTACGATACTAATAGTTATAAAGAGATGGTTGAAAAAATATTCAAAGAAATATTTAAAGATTATTTTACGGGAGACTATAAATGTCCAGATAAACTAGAACCAAAATCAGGTCACCTTCCAGAAGAAAGTCTTAAAAAAATAAGAGATAATTTAAGAATTGATAATAACTAGTCCTTGTAGCTCAGTTGGTAGAGCAACTGCTTCGTTAGAACGGTGGGGCGATGGTTCGATTCCATCCAAGGACATATTAAAGGAAAAAAATGATACACGATATTAAAATATTTAACCCAAAAGGAGAGTTAACTAATATTATTAATGGACAAAAATTGATAGATGCCAAATATCAAGAAATAGCTAAAAGCATTGCAAAAACAGTTTGGGGAAAACACGTCAAAACATATAAAACAAAACCTGTTACTTGTCCAATTTGTAAAGTAACAGTAGAGGGTAGAGCTAACCAAATTACCTGTGGTTCTCATAAATGTATACGTGAACGCCAACAAATAAAAAAATACCCAAAATCTTTACGTAAATTTAAATGCCCAGAATGTGGTGTAAAAATAGAAACCAGACATCATAATAAAAAAACATGTGGGTTAGAAGAGTGCTTTAAAATAAATAGAGCTAAAGGAGAAAAAATACGAATACAAAAAATTAAGGAGAAACTACATGAACAAACAAGAGGCAATGAAAAGAGCAGTAAAAAAAATAAGAGAAGGAATACCTAAAGTTAAAGAGCATGGTCAATATCAAATGACATTAGGTAGCTTAATAAAAGCACTATGGAAAGAGAGAACTGGATTAGAAATAAAAATAACCGATAAGCATTACCCAGGTAGACCTCATAGCTATTATGGGTATCATACTGATCTAGCATTTGAGCCCACAGAAGATCCTATTACGGTAGTCGAGTTCCTTAAAATATGTGAAGATTCTATAGGTAAATCATTTATAACTGCAGATCATTTTAATGAATTCTATAAAGACTATGTTATGGACAGTAGTGCTCCAGTATGGATCTCTACTCTAGGTCAAGCTAGCCAGAAAGGTATTGTAGATATAGTACCTACCGATGGTTACATCAAACTAGTTACTGAAAATATTGAAGTAGAGGAGGAGGAAAAAGATGACTCTAAAGAGGAGTGAGTTTTGGAAATGGATGGATACTTGTCCATCAAAAGAATGGTTCCAAGCTGATGACGATGGTCAAGGAGTACGTATTTATTTCCCAGTAGATGAAGACGAGGAGGAGGAAGATGGCTCTAAATAAACAGAAAAAACTACAGTACATAGAACAAATACTAGAAGAAATCAAAAATGGTTCTATAGACGATAAAGAAGATTCAATATTACTTGAAGTAGCTTTAGACTTCGTTGGGGATATCAAAGAAGGGGGTTCAGATGGAGGAACTTAATTCTTGCGATAGTAGTGATAAATTAACTCTCTTGTTAAACATAAGACAAGGAACACAATCAACTACATATTCTGTTTCTAACTTACCAAACTGGTATGACATGTTAGGAATATTTGCAATTTATGGCGTTGTAGCTATGACTATATTTTACGCTGGTTTGTGGATTGCAAGCAGGTATATATCACCGAGGAAATTATAATATGACCGATGAAGAAATGAACGATGAAGAAATACTTAAAGATAGAGCAAACAAGTATGGTCCAGCTAAGCGTTGTTTTGAAACGTGGACAATTATGTGTGAAACCCTTAATAGATACGCTAAAGAATCTCCTAATACAGATCTTATACATCTATACGCATTAAAAATGGCTTTATTAAAGATTGTAAGATCTGCATGGAATCCAAATATTGAAGACAACTATAAAGATGGAAGAAACTATCTCACAATTGCACATCAATGTATTGAAAAAAAGAAAGGTAAATAATATATGAAGAAATACCATCCGTTTTCTGAAAAGATAGTCGATATCCTTGTTCGTAAAGTTAACAATGATAATCGACATTTTTTTAGAATTCTAACTGCGTACTATTTATCGAAAGTAGCATCTATGATGCGGTGCAATATCCAAACAAACGATAGAGATGTAATTCCAGTCAATACTTATGTATTAAATTTAATGGTGTCAGGAACAGGTAAAGGACATTCAACTAATATTCTAGAACGTGAATTTGTAGCTTATTTTAAAAAAGAGTTTTTAAATAATATATTCCCCAGAAAAGCTGAGGAAAATATTCAAATTCTAGCTCAAGAAAGGAGTCAAGCTCGTATTAATATTGGACAAAGTATTTTACCTTTAAGTGAAGAATACGAAATTCAACTTGATAAATTTCAAAGACATTTTGACAGATTAGGGGAATTAGCTTTTAGTTTTGACAGTGGAACTTCTCCAGCTGTTAAACAAATGCGTGAGAAATTACTGCTAGCTTCTGCAGGTTCCATGAATCTAGAACTAGATGAAGTTGGATCAAATCTATCTGCTAATGTAGATGTGCTAAATACATTTCTAGAGCTTTACGATGTAGGTTTGGTAAAACAAAAACTCATCAAAAATACTGTAGAAAACATTAGATCGGAAGAACTACCAGGGAATACCCCAACAAATCTAATGATGTTTGGTACTCCTACTAAATTATTGGATGGTGGAAGAATAGAAGATGAGTTTAAACAGTTTCTAGAAACTGGATATGCTAGACGATTACTGTTTGGATACACAACAGATAGTAATCGAACTAAATACGCATCAGCACAAGAGCGGTACCAACAAATGGTAGATACAAATCTAGCTAAAGATGTAATAACTATCCAGCAAGCGTTTACTAATTTTGCTAAAAGACCATTTAATCCGGTATTGCAGATATCAGAGCCTAATTCTATCTACTTAATACAGTATCAAATGAAATGTGAAGAAGCGGCTGATGATATGAAAGATCATATGAGTATACATAAAGCGGAGATGATCCACAGATACTATAAAGCTATTAAACTAGCTGGAGCCTATACATTTGCGGATAATTCTACTGAAATTACACAAGATCACCTAGATTATGCAATTAGTGTAGTAGAAGATTCAGGAGAAGCTTTCCATACTTTAATGCGTAAACAAGGACCTTATGAGCGTTTAGCTCACTATTTGGCAGATTGTGATAATGAGGTAACTCAGCATGAGTTGATCGAAGAACTGCCATTCTACAAAGGCTCAGAGGCTCAAAGAAAAGACTTAATGACCTTAGCTACGTCTTTTGGCTATAAAAACAATATTATTATAAAAAAACGAGTATTAGACGATATAGAATTTTTCTTAGGTGAAACGCTAATGGAAACAGATTTAAGCAGTTTAACAGTAGCAATTAGTAAGGAAATCGCATACAACTTTCAGATACCGGATATAAAACCTCCATTTGATTTGTTACATAAATTAACTACTGCAGATGGGTATCACTATACGGCTCATGGATTTGTTAATGGACACCGTAAAAGTGAGAATGTTATTCCAGGATTTGATCTACTTATTCTGGATTGCGATGGGGATGCACCTATATCTATGGTTAAAAATTTATTAGAAGGTTACAAATTTCTGATATCTACCACTAAGAGACATACTGCAAGTATTAATAGATTTAGACTTATTCTTCCTATATCGCACAGAATTAAATTAACAACTAGTGACTATTCTCGATTTATGGAGAATGTATTTGAATGGTTACCATTTCCTGTGGATGAAGGAGCTAAAGATATTGCTAGAAAATGGGCTGGATATCCAGGGCATTATGAATATAACGATGGAGCAGTCATAGATGCGACTATGTTCATTCCAGAAACTAAACGATCTGATGAAACAAAAGCACAAATAAGTAGTGCTGGTGTTGGAAATATAGAGCGTTGGTTTAGACAGCATACAACTAAAGGAAATAGAGCTAACCATTTATACCGTTACGGTATGGTAATGGTAGACGCTAAATTAGCATTGGGCGATATAGTAGAAAAACTAGAAGAGTTTAATAATTCTCTAGATGTACCATTGCCTGAGGATCAATTTAGGAATAGTACTATTAAATCAATTAGTAAAGAATTTCAAAAGAGAGGAGGATAGTATGAGAATAGGAATATCAGATCAAGATCAAACAAAAATAAAAGATGCTTTTTCAACATTAGGTACTGTATGTGGAAATATGTGGGATCAGCTGTTTGATGACAAATCTGAGGAAGAAATTCAAGAACTAAAAAAACAAATTTGGAATCTTGAAGAACAAGTACAAGTACTTAGTAATAAAAGAAAAAAATTGGAGAAACATAAATGAATAATAACCATTTAGTATTAGTCTCAGGAAAATCCAGTTCTGGTAAAAGTGCAAGCTTATTAGATATGGATAAACCTGAAGGCGTTATGTATTTAAATTGTGAAAATGGTAAGAAATTACCGTTTAAAAGTAAATTTAAAGAGCATACTGTTACCGACCCAGATCAAGTATATCAGGCATTCGGTGAAGCAGAAAAAATGTCCAATATACATACTATAGTTGTAGATAGTTTAACGTACTTAATGGATATGTATGAAAGTACTAAAGTATTGCCTTCAACAAATACTATGCAGGCATGGGGGCAATACGCTCAATACATGAAATTATTAATGTCTCAGATAGTAGCTAAATCAACTAAGAATGTAGTATTTCTAGCACATACCTCAGATGTTC